CTTCATGGGTACATTGTCATGTCGAGACTGCACATTCCAGAAAACAAGATTCGGAAGCTGATAACCATGCTCACGCCACTTCATAGCAATGTTTTCCATCAGAGTCTTCTTATCCGAACCTCTACCATAGTAGCCGCGCGCGGCATCAAATTCAAGGTCGGTCACAACCACAATGGACTTAGGCAGATCACTCTGCGCGCAGCCATTACGGATTGCAGTATTCAGAAGCATATCGAAAGCGGCTTCGATATTAGTGTTCTGACACAGATTAGTCTTGTAGATACGGTAAACCTTATCCACAAAATCAATGCCATTTGTCTCAATCAGTTGCGGACGAGAACTGAAAGAGATATAATGGTTAGCGAAAGGCCCACGTGCACGCTCAGCAGCGTACAGACCAATCGAGATAGCCACGTTGATGGGCGCAGATGCTTCCGAACCCCACATAGAGCCAGAAGTATCAATCATGCATAGAGCGTCAAGCGTTGCACCCTTGAAATAATCTTCGAGATTATCCCAATACTTATTGATAGCATTACGCTCGGTAGGATCATTTCTACCGCCGCCCCATCTGCTCGAATAGCCACCGGTGTACTCATACGCCTTAGCCACAACCTCATAAGGATACAGCGCCTTAGCGTTAACCTTAGTATCCTTATCGGCCATGAACTCCTTATAAGTAACCACGGTCTTATCCATCTTCATGCGCTCGACGTCATGACGCGCGAACGCATTACGATAAATCATACCGGCGCGAGAAGGAATCTTATCGAACTCGATTTCATCCCACTTGCCCGCGCTCATAAGACGCTCAAGCACATTGATGCGCTGACGCAGCATAGACAGAGCCTTACGATACTCACGAGGAGTAAGACCAAAAGCTACACGAGTCTTGGTAGCAAGCGCGCGAGATACCTTGCTAGAAGTATTCTCGCTCTTAAGCCACTTCGCCAGAAGCGAAGGGGTTTTGCACTGAAGGTCAAGTGTAAACTGCTTTGCCATGAACTTCATAGCCTCACTCTCAAGAGCAGTTCCGACGAAGCTATAGAGATCATCCCAACGACCGAACTCCGGCACATGCTCCAGATTGCGGCGCATAGCCTCAGTCTCATTGTCCGCAAGCCAACGAGTAACAACACGGAAGAAACGACGCTCGCCCTGACCACCACGCACATCACGTAGATAGAAAAGACACTTCAGTGCATACACAGGGTCTTCACGGAAAGCCTTCTGGAACAGGATAATACAATCGCTATCGCTACGGGTACGGTAGGCCGCACCCATACCAAACAGATCCATCAGCCCAGTAAGAGTGGACTTATGAGTAAGAGCGTGATTCTCAGTACGAGTAAAATTAGTCGCGCTCTTCATACCATACAGAAAACTATTCATCCTTTTATCTCCTTTATTTAATATGTTTTCTCTTGGACAAGAGAATTACCAATTCAGGTCAATAAATCTATCAATGACCTTCTCCGGATATCCCACCGCCGCAGCGGCACGATAACAACATGAAAAGAAATCTTCGGCGCTCAAGCAATCAGTTGGAATTGTAAAGCTTACATTTGTTTCTTCACCATTACTATCTTCAAGCCAGAGTGTAAAAGTAGTTCTAGGTTCCTTTTCAATCATATTTATCTCTCACTTTCTATATATAGAATATCATAAAATTTATAAAATGTCAAAAGTTTATTATTAAAACTCCAGACACATGCCAATGGTGGGACTGGTGGGGCTTGAACCCACGACTCCTTGCTTAAAAGGCAAGTGCTCTACCATCTGAGCTACAACCCCATTGGAGCGCCTAAGGGTAATCGAAACCCTATCCACAGATTGGAAGTCTGTTATTCTAGCCGTTGAACTACAGGCGCATTAGCAGGTATAAGAACAATAAGCTTCTACAAATTCCTCATACCCCATGTCATAAGCCATAGAGTCAAGCTCTTTTGTACTATAATTACCGGCAAGCTCTTCATCAATGAGCGCCCACTCATACATAACATCTTCATAACATGCATCCTGTCTGAGTTCGTCATCATCAATATCAATATCATCAAAGATAATTTCTCGGATGCACTCATAAGAATCAATAATATCCAAAGAGGCTTGCTCTGCGGCAAACTCAACTTCACTATCAGACTTAGCTTCGATGACAAAAGTGGAGTTCATACCATGAAGTCCACCGTACATCTGCTCAGCCGCAAAAATTACATAACGAGCCATAATTGTTCTCCTTTCAATCAAATATAAGCATCTATTTTATCTTTTTTATATGGTTTCCACTAGTAACCATATGCAGATTTACGATGCCCTTGTCTACATTTGCCAATTAAAGAAGCATCATAACTACATACTCTTGCTATTTCTTTACAAGAAGGCCATTCTTTAATAAAATTGCCGTCTAAATCATATTGATAAATTTTATTAGTCTTAATTTTTTTACTAGCAGTTTGAGAAGCTTTAATGCCACCACGACGATTGCTTTCCTATACCGAATAATTACAATAACCTTGAAGATTATTATAAATACTGCTTGTTGATATTTTTAATTTTTCAGATATATCTGAAACTGTTAAACCGCTATCCCAAGCATCAAAAATTAACTATGGGTCGTAATAAGATTCCTAACCGCCTAGTGTAGAATTATAGCCATTTTTATAAGCATCATAATAAGAAATCCAATAAATTTCTCGTTCGTTTAATTCATTAGCCTTACATTCTTCTAAAATTTCAAAGTTAAAATTTTCAATACCATATTTTCTAACAGCCTAATACCATTTAGTATTTCTCCGAGTATTTTTAATTTCATTTAAATGCTCTTTATAACGCTATTCAATATGAATACTCTATCCTACATAAGACTAATTATTAATTTTATTAACAAATCTATAAATACCTATCATACTAACCTTACTCCAATAAAGTTATTTCTCCAAAAAATAAAGAGTAGAAAAAGTTGGAGCACTTCTTTCAAAAGGGTAGCTATTCCTTTCTATCTACTCTAATTGGTGGGCGAGAGGGGAATCGAACCCCCAATCCTCGCGGCGAGGGATTTTAAGTCCCTTGCGTATGCCAGTTCCGCCACTCGCCCATATAACCCTAGACACATAAAACAATTCTTTCACTCTACCAATTGAGTTAATTACCAAAGTTGATAATGTTGGAATCGAACCAACGACATAAAGATTTTCAGTTCTTATGGTTTGCTGTATGTGTCTATTGGCAGCGGATTGCGGTACCGCCCCGCAGTCTCCTGATTTAGAGTCAGGCGTGTTTACTTTTGCACCAATCCGCAATATGAGCAAGGCTCTTCTAACCAAAGGCAAGGTTAAATTAATTTATAAGATGGAGCCTAAAATCAGAAGTTTTGCTGTTAGAGCCTTTCTCACTTTCTATATATATTATATCATAAAATTTATAAAAAGTCAAAATAAAAATACTTAATAACTCGGCAGGAATAACAGTCTCCCACAGTTTTGGATATAAGTATTTGCCTTATCACTCCACGCTATTAAGTATTTATATGGTTAAGAGCATAGATTTCTACTAAACTTCCCAACTCCATGCTGGGCGTGCTAACATATCTAACAATGTTTGCAACCATTATTAAATACCAATACAAATTCAAGTTATCGCGATTTTCTTTACTATCATATTGTTTACACCAACTCTTATGGAGTAAATAGTGGGATTTGAACCCACCCCTCATGCTTGGCAAGCATGTGTGCTAACCACTAACACCATATCTACATATGTAAAACAGCACCCAGCCGTACTGCTTACGTGGCCCTCTATATTTATACTGCGCACTTCTTTTTTGGATAAGAAGGGGTTGCGATCCACGTCTGGCGGCCATCCCGCAGTTTTTTTGGTACTTCTTACAGCCGGAGCCGCGCCTGACTCCTAAAAGCGCTAGCTGCAAGAAGCTGGAGCTTCCAGTCTGACTCGAACAGACGACCTATACATTACTAGTGTATTGCTCTACCAACTGAGCTATGGAAGCATATAAAAGTATCTATTTAGCAGTGATGTGATCCTAAACTGATCTGGCGCGCTCACCTTCTTTTATCATTATTACAATGCCTAGTACATGACACCTAGGAGATACTTTTAATGGAGGTACGATAGGGATTTGAACCCTAATTTGAGCATTACAAATGCCCAGTACTAGCCATTATACTATCGTACCATATATTTGGAGGTTCTATTGAGATTCGAACTCAAGTTCGAGTATTACGAATACCCAGTACTAGACCACTATACTATAGAACCTCATTATATTTAGTTGGCCTACTTATTTTTGTTATATTTCTCAACAATTCTCCTATTTGCCATATAAAAGTCATGGTAAAACTTATCTACACATTCATCAGAACAAAAATAAGCTTCTGCATTTACCTCAGCAAAAGGAGTAAGAATACCACACTCACAACAGTTATCGGCTTTATCACACCTGAGAATATCACCAACAACCTCTCCAGGTTTTACCCAAGCATACTTGTCAACAAATTTCATATAAATCTCCTTTCTATTTGGCACGCCCGGAAGGACTCGAACCCTCAACTTACGGGGTAGAAACCCGTTGTTCTCTTCCATTGGACTACGGGCGCATATTAACAGATACTAAAACCAATTAAATGTTTAACGCAATCGGGTTCTTCAATTTCAAAATATCCGTTTCGTTCTCTATCAAATTTAAAGAACTGACGTTCTTCCATAGAACCATACCTACAAATTCCTTCATAATACGGTTCAAGGACAGCATAGTCATAACAATATTCCCAAAGATCAGTAATATTATTATGAAGAGTATCAAGGGCATCTTGCTTATCACAGAAAAATCCCCAACAACGGGTACTACCAGTTTTAGCAAAACAACGGTCATTAGGTTCAATTTTTTCCATCACTGTGATAAACCAATAAATTTTTTCTTCCATAAATTTCTCCTAATAAAATGGCGCCGCCGGTAGGATTCGAACCCACATAGACCTCTCGACCTACTCATGGTTTTCAAGACCAGGCTGTTGCCATTACAGTACGGCGGCATATGGCGCGGCTGGGAGGGGTCGAACCTCCTCAGAGTTTTCCCCTGGCTTGGGATTAGCAATCCCACCCCTTACCGTTCGGGCACAACCGCATATGGCAGGCCCACCGCGACTCGAACGCAGAACGTAACAGTCAAAGTGTTATGTGTTACCAATTACACCATGGGCCTATAAAAAAACTAGACACATAAACTCTTTTGCCCTACCCATTGGACTATACGCAAAATTAATGGATTGCATAATTGGACTTGAACCAATAACTTAAAGAATAA